GATGAAGCGTCAAACGACTAAACGAGACGTTAACGCAACGAAGATACAGTTCAAGTACCCGCGGCAATCCTGCGGCTATTGCGAGAACCTGATCTTCAACTGGTGCGTGATTTTCGATGACGCCGTACCCAACAGCTTTCGAAATACAAAAAACGATTGTGAGCACTTCTGTGAAGCGCTTGCCCCATAGCTATTCGGCAGAGCATTACAAGAAATGTCCAGGTTGCGATCACTGGATCAAAAAGAAGACGGCGCTGTGCAGGCGGTGCGTTCGAAAGAAGAGTTTCGATTTAGAAGTGTGGCTCTGCAAGCCTGCCGATTACTGGGTGAGAGCTAAATGGCGACCATACGATTTTGACGAGACAGAATTAGAAGAACAGGAGCAAGACAATGAGCAACCCATTCGACCGCCAAATTTCTGGTGATCATTACAAGAATTTTGCGATAGAACCAATTCGTTTCTGCCAAAAGAATGGCCTGGGCGCAGCAGAGAGCAACATCGTGAAGTATGCGTGTCGATGGAAGCGCAAACACACCGGCAACCTGGACGATTTAAGGAAGATTATTCACTACGCAGAGCTTCTAATTGCGATGGAACTGGAGACTGGCGACTGTCCAGAACAAGAAGAATTTAGAAGTGCCAGAGGGTTCAAAACCTTCAGCGAAGAAGAAGAGATAACAAGGATCGATAACGATGTTTAAGCAAAGACGATGGGGGGATAACCTCCCGCAAAAGAGCAGCCTGTTAAACTTTGTAATAGCTTCTGTCATTACAAGCATGGTGGTGGCGCTATGGATCTCGCTATAGATTACGATCTGCTCGCGGAAAAGATCGCGCATCAAATCAGCAAGGCGCCAAAAGATCATGAAGTGTTATGGGATGCACAAGAGTGCGCAGATTATTTGCATTTTAAAAAACGATACTTTGCCGAAAGAGTTGCGAAGCAGTCTGGCTTTCCGAAGACAAGAGGCACTGGCGCAGTCTGGCTCAAAGCCGACATCGTTCGCTGGGCAAAAGGTTAAAGCAACCCGGCAAGCTCCCGCGCGTCTTTGTTGTAGTAGGTCATCAGTTGCTTGATGTCTCGATGCCCGGTTACGCGAGCAAGGTCTAAGACTTGCAGCTTCCCTGCTAGCCTGGTTGTCGCTTCATGCCGACTATCGTGAAACGTGAGGTCTTCGATCCCGCAGTCCGCGACAGCCTTCCTGAACATTGTGCTTACAACGCCGGCAGAGACGCCTAGCATCGTTTCTTTGTTGTGGTCGAGTCTTTGTATCAACTCTACTGCCCTAGCTGACAGCGGCACATTCCGCGACACAGCAGTCTTGGTGATCGTGTGCGGAAGGTACACATAGCGCTCATCAAGATGCACATCTGCCCACTTAACCTTCCCTAGTTCCCCCTGGCGCATTGCTGTCTCCAGCGCAACCAAGAATGCTATCGCGACTTTTTGTCTTTGACTGGTGATCGGCAGATCATCGGAATAATTTAAAGCGACTAACAGTTGCTCTATCTCTGTATCTGAGACGCGACGATTACGAGCCTCTGGATCTTTTGGTCGTTTGATGTCCGTCATGGGATTATGACTCATCATTCGCCAGCGTCGGCCATACTTAAAAACATTGCCGATGAGATTCAGGTCTCGATTCACTGTGCTCGGTTTGACTTGCTGCAATCGATCTTTAATTAGGCGCTCGATATCTTCTCGCTGAATCGATGTCAGCTTTCGATCAAACAGATCTGCATAATCGCGCGCGTACATATCTAAACGAATGACTTCCCAGTGTGCTCCTCGCTTTGTTTCGCTCACCTCGCTCTTGTATCGATCGCAGAGCTCGCGAAGCGTTACTGTGACTATCGAGATTCCAGTGTCTGTTGTGACCATCTGTGCAGCCCACGCTTGCGCCTGGCGTTTTGTGTCGAATGTTTTAGATTTGCGGCGCCCACCGACCTGAATTTGCGCCTGCCATCGATTGCCTCGCTTTTGATAAGTGCCCTTCATGACCGCTCCTGCTGCAATTTTTGCTGCATTTTGCTGCATTTTGCTGCGTAAAAATGTGTACAGAAGTGTATCTAAATGGTTTACAAGACAAATGTAAAGCTCGCAAACCCTTTATTTATGGGGCTTTATGTAGGTAAGTGTGGGGAAGTGTAGGAAGGCGTGGTGCCCGGGGCCGGAATCGAAAGAGCCCATTTTTACTGGGCTCATGGCTCGATTGCTGTATTTTTGCTGTAATTTATTGACCGATCAACCCCATCTGCGCTGAGTTCAAATTTTCAGGAGCAAACTCTGAGCCGCGTCTCCCTGAGATTTGACCAACGTTACCTGGGCCAGTTAACCCTCGCCCAAGTATTGGCAATATTTCAGGAACGATGAACGGTGCGTTGCGTTGAATCGAGTCAAGTAATGTTCCCTGGCCTAAATCTGCGAGGATTTTTGGCAACAACTCAGGGCTAGTTTCTGTCAATACCCGAGCAATCTCCGATGAAGCTGAACGCAATGCTTGATCAGACATCGTTTGGTTATTGTCTCGCAGGCTGGACATAATCAAATCTAAACCAGAGTTCGGAATATTGACCGATCGATCCGCCTCGTTGCGCATACGGCGCATGAGCTCTGACCGCTGCGCTGTCATGCTATTGGCGCCTGCTCGTTCTGTAACGGCCATGTTGCTCTCGCGACCCAGGTTGTCCATAAACACATCGAACGCAGCATCGCCGTCTTTACCACTAGGGAAAGCCAGTCGTAATAATTGACGGCGCCTTTCCGTCTTCATAACATTTCGCGCGGCGTTTGCTGATTCAACGCTGTTATTAAATTGATCTTGTAGATTCTGCAAAGCGCCCAATCGAAAAGCCTCTTTCTCGCTCTTGCTCATGCGCATGAGGTCTGCTGCTAATTCATCAGTATCCTCTGATAGAAGCCCTCGCCCTCTTTTCATTGCTTCCATCACACTGCTGTCGCCCGCGTACAAGTTTCGTGCTCTCGCGTACATTGGATTTGCACTGTCAAGCATGTCTAAAAATTTAGATCGAAGATCTCTTGTAGCCATAACCTCTTCTGAACCAACGCCTGAAACCGGCATTTTTGGAAATGCGACATCATCTAAACCTAGTTTCATAAAATGCAAAAATCGCGTGTTGATTGCAGACACTGGGGAGCCGTCAAAGTCAACGATTCTACCGTTCCTCGTTATGCGAAGACGCATTGCCGCGGCATCATTTCTGTTGCCAGCAATACCCACAGCCTTTTGATACGCCTGCTGCATTGCTGGCGTTCGCATGAGCTCTTGTAGTTCTGGCGTGAATGGTATGTCGATTTTATTCGCCTCACCATACAGCTTGTTAGCAGTGCTTGCTCGACCAGCTTTCATTGCCTGAAAGTCGTTATAAAAATTAGCACGCTGTCCGAATGCATCTTGCAAGATAGTACCAAGCCGAGCGTTGCGACCTTTCATTCTTTCTTGTAAGAATCGATTAGCAGTTGCTTTCCCAGGACCAGGCATCACTGCTAGTACATCAATCAGTGCTTGCGTGTTAACTCCGATATCAGCCAAGGTTACATCTTTCCCAGCTTGTTGCCCGATGTACGCGAGAGCCTCATCAACAGACATGCCATCGGCTTGGATTTGTTCTATTAATGTTTTTCTGGCCAGGTTCACACCTTCACGATTTGCCTGCTTACTACCTGATTTGAACAGAGCACTGTAGAGAGGGCTTACCAATTTTTCTCCAGCTTGGTCTAATCCAAATTGCGCGCCAGCACCAAGAACTGCACCTATCCCCGCTCCACCTAATCTGTCTGTGACGCCGCCCTCACCAGCATTAAATCCTGAAATTGCCCCTGAACCAGCAGCTTGAGCACCTCTCATCAAAGCACTTCTACCCGCTCCAAGTGGCCCATAAGCTAAACCACCAGCCATTTCTAATCCCAACGCTGTTCCAGGGTTATCTTCTCTGAACTGGTCCATGGTCCTACGCTCTAAACCAATACCGACATCGCCAGGTGATAGATTTGCGCCCATTCGTTGGTTTATTGCCTCTGACAACATAGACGCATCGTCACCTACTGATGATCTTATGTACCCCATGATTTCATCAGACGAGCTCATGGTAGCGCCCTGCATGAGCGCAGTAACCCAACCAGGCGCGAGCGATCCATCTTCGATAGCCCTTACCAGCTTTGGACCCTCTGGTGTTTTAAAACCTTTTTTTTCTTGCTCTTTTAAGGCTTGATAAAACTCATCGATGTATTCTTGAGCATTACGTTGCACTGATACGACTCCTATAAACCTTTAGTTATTTTTGCTGGGTCAGGCTCTTTACCGAGCAAAGACGCTGCCTGCGCTTTTAATTGAAAAACAGACTTTTTCTGAAATTCTTCGCTGTTTTGTACTTCAATTAGTAATCGATCTAACTTTTGGCGGTACCCAACCGGGTTAGACCTCAACAAATCTTGATTGCTGTCTTCGAAAGCCATCAAGGCTTGCGCGATTATCTCCTTCCTGTCCAGCTTCAATTTAATCGTATCTATTAATATCCTGTTACCCTCTGGAGTTAGCGATAGGCTAGGTGCTGAATTTAAAATTAAATCCAAGTCTGTATCAGTAGGATTCGATCCTAGTGATTTAACTAAAGGCAGCGCAATAAGATTTGATATTGCTCCGAACACTAGCTCTGGAGATGGATCTTCAACGTTTAAACCGAGGTCAATGCCAAGGTTTCTTGCTTGCGCCAAAAACCCTTGCGCAAAACCAGTCTGCGCACCAGCATCGATCAATGCGCTTAACTGATTGAGGTTTGCTCTTTGGCCACCAATATCCGCCATGCCCTGATAGATTGGAGTCGTTATACCGTCGATTCTAGTAATCGCGCGATCATCTAACTTTTGCGCTCGGTTTTTTGTGATGTCCCTGTCGGACTTCAGTCCTTCCAACTCATCTTTGTACATTCCTGGTGTGAAATTACCAACGTTGGGATAAGGCATGCGGTACGGAGAAGGAGTTTGATCGTTGCGATTCTTTCGGCGATCTTGTTCATACAAAAACTCTTGAAGCTCTGGTGGCGGTGCATTTATAACGCTCTGCTCACCCGTCAAAACATTGCGTTGCGTAGTCACCCCAAAAGGATCTGTCTGAGGATCTGACATCTGACTCGTCGCAATAGATCGCAGCTCATCCAAGCCTAAGTTCTTAATGATTCCAGCGTCTTGACCTTGATTAATAAAAAAGTTCTGAAGCTGCTGTCGATTCGCTGCATTCAAAAACTCGCGCGCCTGGTCTTGCTGCATATCTCTAATCTGCATTTTTTTAACAACAGAACTGAGAGGCTCGCGCATTCCAAGTCTTTCCTGCACTGGATTTAAGACCTGATTTTTTAATACATTTCCGAATGCTTGTCCGATGTTTTCAGGTTTTTTAAATTCGTACTGCGACATATCAGGCTGAAAACCTGGACTCATTAGTTGCTTTTGAGCCTGGTTCATCAGGTACTGGCGCCTAAGCTCTTCCTGCTCTTGCGCAGATAAGGAGTTAAAATCAAACTCAGCCATACGGTCCTCTCAAAGATTGTTGAGCGTGGTTTAAATAATTCGGCATTTGATTTACAAATCCGCCTGTAGGAGCCATCGGCGCAGATTGAAACTGGCCTAATGGCATCGGTTGCAACTGGGCTGCTGGCGTTGCAAATCGAGAAACTTCATCTGGATTTTCTGCTAGGAATTTTTTGTAGTCCTCCGGGGATTGTGTCAACGCTTTTATATGATCAAACCCAGACACAGACGACATAAAAGACATGGGGTCGTTTACAGCCGATCCTATGTCTTCACCAGCACCTATTGCTCCATCTTTAAGACCATCTAAAACATTGCCAAAACCCATAGCAGCGTTAGTTCCTAAATTTGCTAAAAGTTCAAACATTGATTAACTCCCTGGTATTCCTAAGCTAGTTGATCGACCTCTTTGGCTAGTCAATGTCGGGTTAGGCAACATACCGGCACCGCTCCGCAGCACGTCGAACATTCTGAAGGGATGGTTTTGCTGCTCTTGGAATCGACGATATTGATCGTCCATAATCTGTTGAGCAAATTGTCGCTGTTGGTTTCCAACTCCCTGAATTTGCTGCGCGTCTCCAAACCTCATCGAGCGCATATCCTGACCCAATTGACCTAACATGCCAGCGCCAGCAAGCCTTTGCTGCGCACCCTGCAAGCCAGCATTCTGATTAGCCAACTGAGCCTGCAATCTAGCGTCCTGATTTTGGAATCCATAGGCTCGCGCATTTGCTTGATTCGCAAGAGCCGCCTCAAGTCTAGCTTGCTGGTTAGCTTGAGCCGCTTGGCTTCCAAGCTGCTGCCTAGCCAAAAGATTATTTTGGTTTGCCTGGCTCGCATCGGCTCGAAGAGATTGCGTTTGCATCAACCCTTGATTTCGCAAGCGTTGTTCATCGAGGGCTGTTTGTTGGTTAGCCAACTGGCCTTGCAAGTTTCGATCTCGGTTCGCTTGCGCGGCTGCATTTTGTAACTGTTGCGCTTGCAAATTAGCCGCTTGGTTGCTTTGGCCGGCATCAACTCCCAACGCTTGCGACTGTAGCACACCTTGGTTCGCAGCCTGTCCAGCAGTTAGCTGAGCCTGCTGGTTAGCAAGAGCTGCTCGCAAGCCAGCGTCTTGATTCATTTGCTGTAAAGACAAACTGTTCTGCGCGTTGCTCTGTTGAGCCGCAAGGTTCTGCGCCTGGTTCGCTAGCGCGAACGCTTGCTGAGAATCTTGATTGCTCATCATGCGCTGCAAGTCCTGCTGTCGCGACTGCAAGCTGGCGTCTTGATTGATCTGGCCGCCTCTCAATGCTCGATCCGCGTCCGAGATACTAGCTTGCTGATTAGCAAGAGCTGCTTGCAGATTAGCCTGTTGATTAGCTTGCCCACCTCGCAAACCCAACTCAGCATTCGATTGACTCGCCGACAATCCAGCTTGCTGGTTTGCGAGAGCAGCCTGCATGTTCGCATCTTGTGCCGACAAGCCTGCTTGCAACCCGAGTCGAGCTGCCTCAGTCTGTCCTTGTAATCCCAGTTGTGCATTTGCTTGGCTGGCTGCTAAACCGCTTTGCTGATTAGCTAACTGGCCTTGCAAATTAGTTTGTTGATTTGCACGCGAAGCATCCGTCCTTCGAGCCAGGTCTGCCTCGGCCAGACGCGCAGCCGATTCAAAGCCTTGCGATCTGAGCTGTGAGGCAGTTTTTGCTGACTGCTCAAGTGCGGCTCTATTCGTTTCGGCATCCATTATTGCCGCCCTATCTCCACCAAAGGCGCCTGCTGATATTGCTCCAGCAGCATTTTGGTTTTGTTGCATTTGTCTTGCCCGCTCGATATCGCCCAGAGCACTGTCGATTACACCAGTCTGATATTGGTTCATGTAATCCGACAGGTTTGCATCTTTAAACTGAGCTGCTTGAACTCGCTCTGCATTGACATCATTCGCGGCGACAGTGCTGGGATTTATTTCTCCAACTTGTACAGCGTCAACTCCGCGTACATCTCCAGCATTAACACGCCCCACATTGATGGAGCTGGGTGCGTCAATTTGTTGCGCATCTCTGGCCTGCGGTCCAGGCCCGAGCAATCCAAGTGGGCCAATGTCTTGTGATTGTTGTTGCATTTCTCTAATTTGACCAGGGTCGTT